CACACGAAAAGAAACGCCCGCCAAGTGGCGAGCGCGGTCTAACATCTGCAAAAAATCGTCGTCCATCATGTGCTCGCCGCTGCCGATTGCGTCGGGGCTGTCAAACTCATGATAGTTAAAATATTTCACGTTAGTAAAATTGCAAAAGCTGCGACCATTATAATCAAATCGGCAATGTCTGCACGGCCATACTCCCGCGCCTTAAATACAACATTCACCGTTATGGTGGCTAAGATAACCCAAATCATTTTTGCAGCTTTGCAAGCATCAATTCGATTTTGTGGACGCTGGCGAGTAGTTCTTTCATGTCGCTTTTAATTTCGTTGCTGTCTAATTCCAACTGAATCACGCGGCTTTTAAGACGTGCAACCGTGCTGTTGAGGTTAACCCATACACCAATCAAACCAGCTACCACAGGCAAAACAATTGCCACAAATTCCCATTCCATTACTTCTCTTTTTTCTGTATGATAAACCAATTTGAATCATGGCACAAGATAGTGATGCCATCATAATTGCGATTAAAAGCGTAGGAAGCTGCGCCGTCGATAGTTACGCCGCTGTCCGCTGTGTTTGCCCTTAACTGTATATTGGTGTTTGCGCTTATGGTTGCATCACTATGAAACTGAATGGCGCGGCCTTCGTTATCTGCGACGCTTGGCAAGTACATAATAGCCGTGCCGTTACCGCCAGCCCATGTGTTCATCACCATATAGTCAATTGGCCGAACGTTGTAGGTTGTGCCCGCTCTATTGGTTACCGATGTAATACGGTGCTGAACGCGTGAACCAAAATTCTCTTCACCTATTAGCAAAAAGCGGTTCAGTGAATTAGTAGCGCCAACAACACCCAAACCGGGATTGTGTGTTATTGGGTCGTTTACGTTTATAGCGTCTTCGAATGCTGTGGTTGTGGTAGTTGCGTCTCTTGCAATTAAAAAAGCTTCGACATCTGTTTCAACGCTGCGCGCTGTGAAGGTTAATTGAAATAACGCAAAATATCCTGTTGTGTCGTCCAGCACTTGCCACATATGTAAGTCACTGCCGTAAACCGTGCCGCGCTGTATCGGTGTCGCTTTGTTTTGTCCTGCCAATATCTCTGAAACTCCAAGTCGATTTATTCCAATGTTTGCACCTACTGCATTTAAACTCTCCCATTGTGTAACTGCTTCAGCACTCACGCCCTCAATTACTAAAATTACGCCGTCAGAATTTTGAGTTATTCCATCCCCAAAAATGCATAAACCTTGGTCAATTTTTCCGCGCGCTTCGTCGCTGTTCGTTGCTGTGTATGTTATTTCGTCGCCGAGCGCATTATTACCAAGCAAATCAGCACGCAAAACGACAATTTGAAAATCAGCCGTCGAAGTGCTTACCAAAGAGCCATCAAAACCGCCTGTATCATCAACACCTACAATAGCAACACTTAAATCAAGGCCATTTTGTGCGCTTGGCAAAAGCGGCGTATTGATAACAATTGGCATAGTTATTTCTCCGCCGTCTTTTCGGTCGAATACAGGGCTTACAACCTCGTAATATTCAGGGGTTGCAGTCCATTGCGTACTGCCATAAACAACAGAGCTATATTGCAAAACACCTTCATCAACTAAAAATAAAAAGTCGTTTGTCGTGCCTGTGAAATTTGCATCTCTTTTCAGGTATTGCGTTCCTACTTTTATTGAAAACCTTAAAACTACGCGCGCTATTCTGTTATCGCCGCTTGCCGTGCCATCGCCGTCATAAGCATAGTTAAAAGTGCCAGTGATTAAAAACTCTGTATCCTGCGCATAGTCGATATCTGTATCGTTCAGCGTTGTCCCAAATTCTGCTTCAGTATAAAGGTTATCATAAATCAACGGATAATTTCCGTTATATCTACGCGTTCGCTTTACCTCTTTTAAAGGCACAAGGTTGCTGTATTCGTATCCATTGGTTCGCACAAGCGTGCTGTTGAATGGCCTATCTGCTGCAAAGAGCTGCTGCGTTAAATCTGTACCGTTCTTTTGCTTACCCTCTACCGTTAACTCTGTAGCGTCAAACTTCTGAGCGCCCAAAGGCAAGAACCACCACACGCCTTGACTCTGAAATAACCGCGCGTTGAATACCTTCGTTATGCTCTCAAGTATCTCAATGGTTGAATAGTATTGATTGATTCCGTTACTGTCAGGATTACCCAACGAAAGGTTGTTTATTAAAGTGTGGTCGAGTTGGTTGCTGCCTGTATAGATGGCGGCTTTAAAATCATTTACGTAATAAAGAAATGCATCCGTATCCCAAAGGTGAGTTGCACGCGTTCGGTTTAAGCATTGCAGTAATAGCGTCGGCACATCAACCGCGCCTGTGCTGTCGTGCTTCAAGTATTGCAGGTTACCAATGTCGTCGGCTGCGGTTAGCGTGTTTTGAATTGGGTAGTAATCGAATGGCCTTATAACTTGCTCGGGGTATAAAACACCACGCCAATAATTCGTGTTTGTGTTATCAGGGTCTTTAAAAACACTAACCGAAAATCGCAATTCTTGCGTCGTGCTGATATCATCCATGAACACCGTATGAATGGTGTTTTCTTCTGTTAGCGTGAACGTCAATTCACTGCCAATTACGCCCTGCATTCGGTTTTCGTTGTCGCCTGTGTATCGCAAAACAAAACCATCTGAAGCAAGGACAAACGTCGTTGCCGTGCCTGTAAAATTAGCGTCGTGAATGTTTACCCTGTAATCTGTGCCAAGGTCATCGGTAAACTCTGCAAATAGTCGTATTGGGTCAGCCATTTAAAATCCTCTTACTCGGTTTCGGTCGATTGCGTTTCTCTCACTCGTTAACAATATATCGCGGCCTGAAATCTTGCCCGTCACTTGTACATGCTGGCCGCCTAACATACCCCGCAATTTGTCAAGTGGTGCAATTACTTCGGGGTTGGTTTTCGCGCCAGGATATTCGCCCACAAGTCCAAGCGTAGGGCCTGAAACTATACCGCCATCGGCGAAGGCTGGAACGCCTGCACCTTCTGCGCGTTTGGTAATTGCGCCTTTTATCCCTGCACCTAAAGCAACAAGCGCAACACCAGCAGCGACGGCAAGAACTCCGTTTATACTGGCTAAAGCCGCTTTGATGCTGTCGATGGCAATACCGTAACCAATTGCCAAAGTGCCTAATTGAATGGCTAAATCTGCAAAGACGCCTAACAACATAGCGCCCACGCCTTTCATGCCTTTGCCTGTGGCAATGCCTTCGCCCAACATCATGCCGAAGCCTATGGCCGCGCTTTCCGCTGCGGTTTCGACTGCTTTGTTTACTGATTGCGCAAAATCTTCGAAGTCTTGTTCTGCTTGTGTTAGTGGCGCTGTGTCAACTGTTGCCGCTGGCATCATTTCCAGCATGTTCATTAATCCGCCAAGCGTCTGCGTTAAGTCCTTTGCGCCGTCTTCTGTTGGCTTCCAAATGTTCTCGCTTGGTACTTCCTCAAGCTCGTTAATCAAAAACCCGATAGTGTTTTTAAGGTCGCGAGATTTTGTAGTTAAATCTTCCGTTTCGTCCTTGACTTCCTCAATAATCACCGGCGTTTTCTCCAGCTTTGTATTCACCTCATCCAGCATTGTGTTCATCGTAGCCAACTCGTTATTGGCTGTGGCAAATGCTGCGTTTGCTTCCTTCTGTTCTTTGATTGCTTTGCCTCCAAACTTTTCGGCAATCTTATCTTTTGCGGCTTTCTCGGCTTCTAATTGCTCAACAAGTTTTTTCTGTTGCTCAATTTGCACCTCGATATTTCGCTTCTGTTCCTCAAGCGTTAAATTCTTGTTTGCCTCGGTTAATGCGTCGACTGCTGTTACTGCTTTTTTAGTTTCGTCTGTGAGCATTATGATGCCCGTGACAACCAACGCTAAGGCCGTGGCAGCAAGCGCAAAGGGATTCGCCAATATTGTCTTATTTAAGAATCCAAAAACTGTGTTGGCCGCTTTTATTCCGCTTATCAAATTCGGCAAAATCAGCAGAACAGGGCCAATGGCTGCGGCAATTCCTGAAATAGCTAAAGCCACGTTTTTTGTGCCGTCGCTTGTGCCTTGCAAGAACTGTACAAACGTTTTAAGCTGGTCAACGATAGGCCGTAAATAGTCGACAAGCAAGCGGCCAATTTCTTCCTGTAAGTCACCGAATGAATTAGCCAACTGCGTAAATCCTCCGTCGGCCTCGGCTGCTGCTTCTGCGCTACCTCCGTACTGCTTATTTAGTTCGTCAAGTATCAGCGTTTGCGCCTCAGCAAGTCGGCCCGTTTCCGTAAGTGACTTAATAACCTTTTTTTGGTCGTCGCTAAACTGGATGCCTGAACGGCTCAACGCGCTAAGGTTTGCAATTGGGTCGTTTAGCGCCTTACCTAATTGAATAGACGCGCTTTTTAAGTCGCCATCTAACCGCGTCGCCAAATCAAGGGCCGCCGCCTGCGTTCGTGCAAACTGCTCGCCTGTGATATTGGTAAACGTCAAAAGCTGCGCCGTAGCATCCTTCAAAATAACCTCATCACCGAAAAGCGTTTTGTTCTGCAAATCGGTTGCCATCTTCTGCAACTCCTGCGAAGTTATTCCGACCTGCCCCGCCGTGGACTTCAAACCCGCCTCGACCTGTGCAATGGCTTTCGATTGTTCGCGGAATGCTTGTACGCTGCTTGCACCCATCAAAGCCAGTGGTGCAGTTATGCCAACGGTCATATTTCGGCCAAGCTGCTGAATCTCTCGCGTGTTCTTCGCTATGCTTTTGCGTGCGTCGCCAAGTTTCTTATTTAGCTGCGTGGTGTCCGCGCCAACCCTTACAATTAAATCGCCTAATTTTGCCATGCTGTTACTTTGCTAACTGTCGCAAGATACCAATTCCGTCGGCAGCCTTTTCTTTCTTCTCCCAAGGGAAGGTTGCAAGGTCTTTAGGTGTTATTCTTTTCTTTACGTGTGGGTTGATTGTGATAGCTGCAAGCCACCGCGTGCGCTCCCATTCCGCTTTTTCCCGTTCTTCGATTTCTTTGTAGTGCCCCGCCATCGCGTTGCCAAACTCTGCGAACGTCAAACCATAAAGCAAAAAAGGGGTTAGACGCAACTGGCCTAACCCCATTTCTTCTATTTCATCCCAGGTCAACGGCTTGCCTTGGCCTTTGTTTTTTTTTGTGTGCCGCCCATGACTTTGGCCACGGCTTCGCTGAGTTTTTGCAAATCTGATATTTCTATCATACCAAAGAAATCATCAACGTCCATTTCGAACGCCATGCCTTGGTTTTTGCAACCCTCTTGCACAAAATAATAAACCAGCTCAGGAATCAAGGTAACGTCGTTGCTGTCAACGTCTGCCACCTTTTTACCTGTCGCATCTTCAAACTTCCGCCAAGCGCGCATTGTCGCACGAATTGGGAATGTTTTACCGTCAAGTTTTATCTCTACCATGCGGTAAAGATATTACGCAATTACCTCACGTACAACTGTGCCCGTTACTTCGATAGTCATAGAAAAACCAACGTTGTCTTCTACGCCTGCAGTTTGCTCAAGGCTTGAGATGTAGCCCTCGATATCAAACTGTTCGTCGCCTTGGTTTGCAGTTGCTCCACCTCCTGTATTTGTAAAAATTACAAAAAGCTTGTCGCCTGCAAGTTGGTGGTCGATGAGTTGGTTGTAACCGTTAGTTGCATCCTCTGCAAAAAGGCCGCTTACGCTCATGCTGGCCGACTTTAAACCGGGCAAAAGTTCACGATATCCCGCGCTTGTCTTGGTGGTTATATCGCGCATGTCCGTGGTCATGGAAATGCTGCACTCTGTTACGTGGTCAATTACTACCTCGCTGTCGTTTGAAGTTCCGAGAAATACGCGGATGCTTGACGAATTAATAATGCCTGTTGTCTGTGCCATTACTCTTTAATTTTTTTTGATTCTTTTTTTTCGGGCTTGTCTAAGTAC